TGTGTCTTTGAGCAGTGACTTGAGTTCATCCTCACTGGCAGTCAATACGCTGCCGCTATCAAACGCCTTGGTAAGTCTATAATTGGCCTGTTCTGTTTTTTCCATTATTTTAATGCCCAACGTAGAGATGTGATATAGATGAGCGCCAGCGAAATCTATTGATCACCATCGACTGGTTATCCCTTTCGCTTTCCCATCGCTATTCCTATTCCTATAAAAAGTCCTGCAAGAGCGATTCCGCCAGCTAAATACTTTATTCCTTCAGTAAGCATTTCTAGTCCACGCTCTGCGACATACTGCTCTGGAATGCCAGCGTTTAATTGAAGCGAAGATAGTAACATTCCCGCAGCTACCACAAGGCATATTTGAGTGGATTTATTTTTGTTCATATATTCCTAGGTTTGGGATAACGTAGACGAGAGGAATAGATGAGCGCCAGCGAAATCTATTGCCTCATCGGACTGGTTGGATCTCAGTGACTTTTCCTAATATGTTAGATTTTGAGAGTGATCCCCAATATCTACTATCGAGTGAATTCTTTGAGTTATCTCCGAGTAGATAGTATTCATCAGGGTTTAGTTTAATTTTTGTTTTAGGGCCTTGAGTTAAATATATCAATCCTTCGGGGATTTGTAAGGGCTCTGAATCTACAAAAATTCTATTTTCTATGATTTCAATGTTTTCTCCGGGGAGCCCTATGACGCGCTTGCAATAAATGATGCCAGGGTCTTCATTTCCATTTAAGCGCGACATATCTGCTGGTGGATGAAAGACGACTATGTCAAATCTGACGGGGGAATCAGATTTATATGCATTCATGTCTGCTATGACTAAACTCCCTTTGGGGATCGTCGGGGCCATTGATGATGCAGGCATCGAAAACTTCTTTTTTCCGCATGCTGATAGGAGCAAGCAGATTGTCAGAAGTGCTGTAATGTGAATTTTCATTCTTTTATCTAACGTAGAGGACACTAATGAGTGAGCTTCAGCGAAACTCATTGAGTGCTCTGACTGGATCTCATTTCTATACCCGAATCCCAAAGCCAAAAACTGAGATGATCGCTATGATTATCATCAAGATTGGAGCTGATAGGATCAGTATGTTAGGTGTGTTTGTCAGTAATGAAGTTCTTTTCTTCAGTTGGGTTAGATTCCTGTTTTCTCTCCAGGCTAGGTATGAAATCCAAGAGAAGACACTGGCTACTGATAGGGCTGCCGAAATCAGCCAGAGCTTCGGGACGTCTAGATTTACTTCTGTCAGTTTATTGTTTGGAGTGAAGGCCATGACTCCGAAGACGATAATGCTAAAGCTTTGGGTTATACCGAAAAAGGGTAAGCTTAGTTTATTCATTTCTGAGATCGTCGAAGTGTCTCGTAAGTGAGGCACGAAACTTATTGAGACGACTGACATGTTCTCGATCCAACGTAACCAATAACACGAAAAGGATAATATGAAACAATACGATGACAACGAAACGGAAGAAACGCCAGACGAAGCAAGCATTCGTCGGCATGGCTTCGTGATGAAACGAATCCCCGCAGGGATGAAGCCGATGGTGTGGCCTGATGAAGAGTTCGACAGCGACCGTGAGGACATCGACGAATGGTAATCATCTTAGAGAACCACTAATTAACGTGTCGAGGGACGAGATCACCGTTCAATAGCAAGTTCAACAGCCCAGTAGGGCGCACACATTATGAACGAATACAAAGAAAAACAAAATGCATGGCAAGAAGCGACTGACAATTGGGTTAAGTTGACTCTTGAGAAGTATGATAGATTCGAACCTGACGAACTGACTCAAGTCTTTATGCGAGGTCCGTTTGCTGGATGGAGTGAGCGTATGGTTGTAGAGTTAGCAATGGGTATGGATGACGCAAATAAGAAAGTACCGAGACACAAATAATTATGTCAGAAGCAATAATTGATAAAATAAATAAAGTTTGGAAAGATCTATATGGCGATGAAGCTGTGTATAAGACGGATGATCATGCATTGTGTGCACGGATTCAGTCATTAGCCGATGATAGAGCATGTTGGTTAGGTACCGCAAAGTTTATGCAGAAGGAATTAGATAAATTAAGTGGTGTACAAAAGGACTAAAGTATGGTATAATTATATTATGAAAGAAACAATAACACAAGTAAGCATCACGAATAACGAAGCTGGAACTAATCCAGTTTATAATTGCATTAAGGTATCGCCTCAGGATGAAGCGGCTGGATCGTTCCTTAAAATTACAGGAGAAGATGAAATGAATGAAGGAAATTCAATTAACTTAGATTGGGAAGAGTGGGATGCTCTTGTGAAGGTAGTAGCTAAGTATCGTGAAGAATGGGAGTGGAAAGTTTAATATGAAATATATATCAGAGAATATTAAACCCTTAGCACTTATCGCGATATGCGGTTGCGTTGGATACTTTTTAGGTAGTCCTATGACTGGAATGGTAGTTGGAATTACTATCGTAGCATCTGTCACACTATTACTATAAAATTATGAAAGTAAAAATAAAAGCAGAACTAGACGACGAAGCATTCAAGACTGGAGACTTTATTCAAGAATTGGGTAAGATTCAAGACGAGTATTTGGATAAGCTTATGGCTAAGGTTGAGAAAGAGAAATGGATCGAAGGTATGACTAAGGTCGAAATTCACGATTGGTTATTTGATTATTGTTTCAATGGCTGGGAGAAGGATAAAGACGGATTTGAAGATACATTCTCAGAAAGTCTCGATAAGTGTTCAAAATACGAGGTAAAGTAACATGAATCTAATAAAAGAACTCTTCGTGTATCTGGCAATCATTGTCTCAATGCCAATAGCAATTGTTTGCCTATTATCATTGTCGATCTATAACATTTTATTATTCATCACAACTGAGTATCCTCGAATTATATTCAGTTTCGCGATGAACAAAACACAACAATGAAGCGATACGATAAAGACTTTTATATAGCATGTTCTTTCTACTGTTTGACAATAACAGTACTTGTAGGCATGTTTTATGCAGCATCACTAATACAATAACAACATTATGGATAAACCGAAGAAAATAACACGAAAGAAAGTTCTCGAAGAGAATGAAATGCTAAGAACGAATTACGCACATGCTATCTATTCCATTATGGAAATTAGGCAAGCAGTGGGTGACACTGAATCAACATTATCACATCGCGATTTAGTCGATAAGATTAAAGCGATGTATGAGTCTAATAACGAAAAGGTATAAATAAAACATTATGAGTAAAAGAGCAAAAGCAGGTGTAGATCTACGATCACCAAATCCAACTAAAACAAAACGATTAGGTCGTTCTCGCGGTCCTCTTGTATTTAATGAGCACGTCGGTCATAAGGTTACACCAAAGATCGATGAAGCAATCAATAACCGAAAGCAATAAATGAGCACAGAACCATTCGACGATTTTGGATTTACGTTAGTTGATGAGAGTGAATTAAATACTTATCAGCAAGCAGAAGATGCTAAAGAGCAAGTTGAAGCAACTACACTTGTTGCTACTGCTACACAGGAAAAGGTTGACAATCTATATAACGCGATTCAACCTCTTCTTAATAATCTCAAGCAAAACCCGGAAAAGGAATATATCCTTTGGCCATCTCGTCTTCAAAAGATCGAGCAATTTGAGGCCTACCTACAAGGTATCTACACTAAATAATAACAAAAGAAGAAAGATATAATATGAGCATGATTCTATTAACAAACCTAGCACTATGGGTATTCGGCTTTATTGCCGGTGTACTAGTCGGTCGCAAAGAAGTAGAGACTGTTGAAAAGTCACTCGAAGAAGTGTTGACGCTCTACGATAATGCCTTTGAGGATCTTAATGACCTTAAAGCTAAAGCCAAGAAGAAAGAGAGAACCACAACTAAGAAGCCGCGAAAAACGTGGACCTAATCTATATACAGCTCTTTCTCGCTTTGCACCCTATCAGCTTCGGTTGATAGGGTTTTTGGTTTATGAGATTCTTTCCAAGCATCTCTGTGATTACGTACCCAACTAAGGAGTGCCTTTTCAAAGCCAACGTCCTTACCTGCTTTTTCGGATTCAATCCACTTATGCTTTAGTATTTCTTCCCTTTCTTCTAGGAAGCATTGATACACTGTTGAAGTACTAAAATCAGTTCTGCTCATCTACAAATTCTCTAAATCCTAATAACTTTTTTGAGGAAACGATCTCGAAGAATGTTTTCGAATCAGGTCCGTTTAATTTACTATACTTAAAATTGACTTCTGAAAAGATTGGTCGATAGTGCATCGTCTTTTCTTTAGGAATAAGAAGAATCTGGCCAGTAGTCACCATATCTTCTTTCTTCGTATCACCTGTACGAATCGGGTTCATGAACGAATCATCGTTAGGAGTAGTACTCAATGCATTCATTAACTCGAGTGCATCAGTAGTCTTATCAACTTCTTCTCGAGCGATACGTAATCGTTCTTCAGATGACTTCCTTGCATGTTTAAAATGCTCGTCATCAGTGTCTTTCTTATAACCAAGTTGAGGCAATAAGATTCCATGATTTGATCGGACTACGTAGTCTTTCACCTTTTCGACTTTATAGATATAATCGCGTGGATTATCATCATCAACATCTTTCTTACGAACAGTGAATCCACCTTCTAAAAGATAACATTCTTTTTGATCAAATATAAGTGTGCAACCTGAGAGTTCTCTTTCGATTAAAAGATCAAGTGCACCTTTAATTGTTTTACTGAGTAGAGCATCACGAATGTCTTTACCATCAGGTGACATATAGTTAGATGCTCTACGATTCTTAACTGCCTTATCACCTTCTTTTTCATCACTCTTAATTGAAAGAGATGCTGATAGAATAGACACACCATACTCGTTTAGGCCTTCAGTGTAACGAGTCTTCTCGTCATCAAGGTATAACCTTTGAGTTCCAGTACGATTAGACTGGACGATGTTTACAGTTGGAAGATAGTTGCGATCGCGATTCTTCGCTCCGACCCATCCAACTCCCTTAAAATACTTAGCAGCTATGACGCACATATAGCTTAAAGATCTTCTTTATTCTTTATAGCGCGCTTCTTTGCTGCAGCTACTTGGTGCTTAGTGAAAAGCATAGAACCTTCGGTCGATGATTCAACGAGGAAATACTGATCTGCTTCTAGATGAGCATGTTCCTTCTGTGTATTATCGACCCACTCTATGATGTTTAGATTGAGTATTCTTTTTAGTGATTTTAGCATAATGTTATTTATTTAACTTGTGAACTTCCGAAATAGAAACCTACGATTGCAAGTGCAGTTTGACGAATCTCTGGAAGAATAACGAAACCTTGAATAGACTCCCATTTAGTTGATGAAAATAAACCGAACAACCAATGTGAATCTTTCTGAATTGTGATAGGAACATCAGTCATGAATGCGAAGATAAATGGCGCAATAACGATTGCAAAGATTACAGAGAATGTAATGATACGTCTCATTTGTACACCTGCGCCACCAGTACGTTTAGCTGCGAGGTCAGCCGATGCATCAACTACACTCTGTTTTTGGATCATACGTTCGAACAAGCGAGTTTGATTCTCGACTTGGGATGCTATCATTTTCATTACGAATCCAGAGACTCCGCCTCCAAGCATTGCTATTAGTTCTAATGTCATATATCTATTTATACAAAAGACTGTTTTTAACCACCTGCAAATACGTTTGGTGAACCAGCTTTAACAGCAGTACAACCACTAATTCCATCACCTACACGGCCACATCCTAAATTATTAACTTTTACGGTGCTTGATCCTGCAGCAATCGGAGCAGCGTGTGATGGACAAGGAGAACCAGGCAAAAGGTGCACAGTGTTCTTATCAGTTTGTCGCGAGACTGGTATACCATTTGCGTATACGTTACCACTCGCACCAGATCTTACTGGTCCTGAACAGTGTGGTATATCTGCGTCTCCTATGCGTGTGATTGCTGCCATTTTACTATTTATACGTAATATGAGCTTACAATGTTATACCCTATCGTTATACTATTATTTACTTTATGAGTAAATGTTCCATAGATTAACTTATGACTCCACTTAATAATTTTCCATCAGCTTTATAGCTATGCTCAAACGGCCCGTCAAAAACGCTGTCTAGCGAATCAGCGTACACCGCAGTGGGTGAAGTAAAGCCTAGGAGATTAACAACCTTAACGAGGTCGTCATACATTTTGTGTGTACCAACTTTATAAGGATTCCACGAAACGAATCTAGAATTATCGCGTTTAATAATCTCAAAGACTGGTACTGTTCCACTCACTGGAGCCGAATAAAGATAGAAGTCAGGTGTAGAACTTTTATCGATAACAAAACTACCATTGTCATTAATGATTTGATATCCTATAGTATCTACTGAATTTGCTGTGATGTTCATATCTTCTAATAGCGTATTATTGGCTAAGTTTCTATTAGCAATCTTATTTTCAACATCAGCTCGGGTTTCTCCAAACACAAAATAGTTTCGTTTCCATATGCCTTCTCCTTGATTTATATTGTGTCGTACATTGAGAGTTGACACCATATAATTTCTCCAGTCTGTTTCACTTGCTTGCGGAGAAAGAGGCCATGCATATCCTTGTCTAACACGATTTTTCTGGTATGTATTAGTGAGCTGGTCATCTTTACCAAATACGAATCCTAATGAATGGCCGTAGTCTCCTGAATTCGAACTACAAAATGTAGTCCACCCTCCGGTGTCTTCTGTATTCACTAATCTTGCTGAGCCAGCACCAGATTCGCCAAAGAACCCTGTGACCTGTGTATATGAAGTTTGATCAGTATTTGAAAGATAGTTATATTCTAAAGCTGTTCTTCTTACTCCTCCCCAAGGCATATTATTATAACGATAAACTTCTGTATTATTAAAGTTATACAGTCCCAATGTTACTTCGATCACACCATCACCTAGATCCTTGTACTTTGTGAGATTTATAATATGCGAAGGATTATCTTCATTGTATTCAGAAGCGCCGCTGGGTTGCATCCAATTAATCGCGTAAAAACTCCTATCAGTCTCATCTATCTCTGTTGCAAGCCTTGGTGTATAGAATGGTTCAGTTAGAATTGGATCTTTAATATAAATACCAGATCCGTGATTAAACTTAGGTATGCTGTCTTCAAAGTATACTGATACTGTTTGCCATACTTCATCGACCCACGGCGCAGAGTCATCACCTCTATATTGAGGAGGTACAGTTTCACCTAGAGAATCTGTCTTTAACGAATATATCTGACCTCCCTTACCAACTCTTAATGCCCAGTCACTCGATGAATCACTCGTGATAAGTGTGTCCATTACAAGTTCTTCACTATAATTAGTAGACCATTCTGAGTTAGATGGACTATACGACCGAGATATACTAGTTTGCGTTGAGGTATAGTTTCCTTCAACAGTACTAATAGGAAATGCAGATTTGATACTATCTACTTCTTTCTTAACAGCAGTACTTTCATAACTAAAATTGGAATTCATGTATTCTGATAGTGTTACACCAAACTGTTCGCCTGTTCTGTTTACTGCATCAATGTAGAATGTGAAAGTGTCTGTTCGAACATACTTATTAAGACCAGAATCATAGACGTAGTTGCCTGTAGAGTGGTTACCAATAATTGGTTCTATGGTTGAACCAGGAGGGCTAATTACAACCTCTTCTTGAGTTGCTGAGATTTTCCACTCTATCGTAATTTCATAGGTTTGTGCATCTCTCGGATCAAGACTAAAATTGAACATGTCTTTGGCACGTTCATCACTTGGTGGCCAACCAGTAATAGTAACTGTATCAGATTCGGTTTCGAAGTCTCTAAACTCCATCGACACGTTTGGAAAAGATTCAATCGTAAAGTTACCTGAATACAAATACGTGAAATCACCATTATCTGAGAGTTTCGTTCCAGTATCGATATCCTCGTTTGTCACGATTCCCGAAGCTTCGATTGTTTCGACTATAAGTGGATCAACGTTCTCTGTACCCCATTCAAGGTGATGAGCGAATGTATCATCATCATAGCCTGTTCGGCACTCTCCAAGATCTAAAATCGGTATTGGCATATATTTGTATTTATATGGTTTACATGCCTAAGCCGTTGTGGTATAATAATATATGAATCCAACCAAACAGAGACAGTTCTCTAAAGTGTTGGTGTATAATGCTATATACATTTAATGAATCTAGTTTATCAACTTGATCATAATTTCACAACTTTCTAGCAGCTTTTCATTAAAAGTGCACAAGTAACTGATAGTCAACAATATCTATCTATGTACTTTTAAGCACCCATATGGTATAATAGATCTATAACCAACTCAATAAAATCTAACTCAACTAAATCAACACTATGGACTACATAAAAATACACACAATGCCTAAAGACTGGACAACAACTGACCTAGTTGTAGACGTAGAATACTACGCAGCGGATAAGGGAGAATACTATCGCATATACACTCCAGAAGACGCAAACATACCGAAGAAGTATGTAACCGTAACCGAGCGTGATGCTTAATTTAGAACAAAAATGACTGACATGAATATGGAAAACACTACAATATACACAAACAAAGAATCGGCACAGAAAGCAATCGATCGATACGAGGATGCAATCTGCCAGCTACAGGAAGATCTTGGCTTATTGGAAAATTTCGTCGGGTGGCCTGAGACTACCTATGTAGTAGCAAAATACTACGACAAGGACGGGAATGTGCTGAAATTACAGTGGGGGTAACAATAAAGCCCAGTAGGACACACACACACAATTATGAAAAAACAAAGTAAACGATCAAATATCAGCGACTCGGATTTGTCTGTATCGTCTGGTTATGCTGTAATGGAAATTAAGGAAGGCGAAGTGTGGAAAATGAACCTAAAGCAACGCTGGAACGGCAAGGAAGAGCTAGTGAGCTGGATGAAATACATGCGGGAATATGCCGCTAATAAACACAGCGATAAGAAAGTCCGAATCCGCAAAGCATAACAAATAGAGTAGGCGTGCCGCAAATAACTTATGAATGAAAGAATATCAACGCCACCAAGGACATTTGACGCATTTTTCAAATCTCCCGACCAAAACGAGACCGTGGATAATCTCTACTGCTTGAGTGCGGAATTAGAAGACGCGCTGCGTGGACTAATAGACGCAATCGAACCATGCGAGAACGACCACCTGCCAGAATATGAGCACGCACTGAACATTCTCTCTGATAACCACTAACAGCCCAGTAGGGCGCACACATTATGAAAATAAATATAACGGGAAATGCACACTCTGACACAGAAAGCATGCATATGGATGTGAATATCGCTGAGGATCAATTCAGAAAGATAATCGCAGACTTTATAAAGACAGAGGACAAGTGGAGTGACGTGGATGTAAACGAGATTACAATAAATCACGAAATCTTTTACTTTGATAAACACAAAACCCAATAAGGCACACATATTTGTGATTTTTTCACGTTCTATATGTCAAAGTGCACAAGTAACTGATAGTCAACTATATCTACCTATGTACATATATGCTCAAATATGGTATAATAGATCTATAACCAACCAATAAAGAGACTAAATATTATTATGACAAATACACTCACTCAGACTCTCGGCGTCAAGCTCGTTATTAACACTCAACGCATGGAGAGCTACGGCGAACATTGGAAGCCAAAAGGTGGCTCAGTATACATCGTGACTGACAAGTCACTTCTCTCCTCGGCTGAGTCTCTCGAAGAGATTCGCGGCCTGATTGGTCACTCTAACGAGTACTCTGAAGAGTATATTCGTGGAGAGGAATTGGTCAGTGCAGATGCAGTAGTATGCGAACATTGGGAGACTCTTAACGAGATCTATCGTGCTGAAGATGGCACATACCGAGTGAAGAGCGTGACTGACAATCGCGACCACGGTTCAATGCGTCACCAAATCGCATTCAAAACGGCCGATAGACCACTTGTTACTGGCCGCGCGGTTTTCGCGGTTTTCACTCGGTATGTGCTCACTAACGGCCGAACAGCTCACAGCGACGAACAGCTCAGAGTAGAGCTTACCAAGATGGGGGTAAAATTTTAATATGAAACCAATCTTTACCTTCCTTAACTCGTATATCTTCTTGGCTATTTTACTGGCCATGGCCTTAATCTCTGAACTCATTAATTAAGACACGCACATTATGAAACTATACACTGCACTCTTCATAGCTCTTAGCAGCACAGCATTCTCTTATTCAGATCGTGATGTAGTTGCATCTACTCTGATCCTCGAAGCAGGAGGAGAATACTCTAAAGGAGCGATGGAGTCGGTGCACGAAGTGGTCTATAACAGATCAATGAAACGAAACAAATCAATGTCGGCTGTTTGCCTTCAAGCATGGCAATTCTCGTGTTGGAATGAAAACGATGTTGATACGAATATCGCTAAAGCACAAAATCACCCACGCTGGCACGAGGCAATGAAGATTGTTGACACCGCACAAATCAGTAACTTCACAAACGGAGCAGATCACTATTATGCAGAATACATCGACGAACCATATTGGGCATCAAGCCTCACCCGAACAACCTCTATCGGAAGACACATCTTCTTTAAGTAGTTTCAGAATTGCACACATCGATGACTCAGAAACCTATACTGAAGGACGCATCTTCCGAGGCCCTCCGATCAACTTCCATGACGATTAGACAAGACATTTAAACATTTACAAATCAACCAATATATAGTATAATATCCAATATGACAGAAAAACAACGACTCGCCTTTATCAAGAAAACAGTAAAGAAACTAAATCGCAAAAAGCTTGGGCTTCCAGCTCGAGGTAGAATCCCAAAGAAAGCAGTATCTAAAGAAGCTCTCGATTATGTTGACTTCGCACCAAAGGCTGCGAGCAAAGAAGATATTGGCGAAGAACTTGAACTCCTCACTAAATACACCGCAGACCAATTTGTGGACAAAAACGAATACTAATTATTATGGCTAAAGTACTTGACAAATATAACCGTGTTATCGCTTGCGATTCTAAATACACTGGAGAAGAACCACGATGGGACGATTGTAAGAATTGGGACGCTGTGAAATTTATGGAGAATCGAAATCGTATGTTCGGTTTCTATAACTATTATCTCAGTGCGAAAGATCTTAAAGCCTTTGCTCTTGAGTGGATGAAGAATAACGGATACAAGAAGGAAGAGATTAAGTACATCAAAAGCTTAAGAGATACACAACCTTCTGTTACCACATCCAAATTGTGCCGTGCTCTTAATAATGGTATGTTGCCTACATGCGATGGTTATATGGAGTACTATAACGACAAGCCAGGATATAATATCACAGAGCCACACAACGACCTCACACACGTCAAGACTGAGATTACTTCTCTACTCGCGAACTATGTAAAGATTGTTGATACTCCTGATGCAGCTGATTCAAATAAGCATACTAACAATATTAGCCCTATCGAGCGATTGAAGAACAAGGTAGTCAGTACTGTATGTGCTGAGCTTGATTGGATGCTCGACGATTGGATTAATTCTGAGCCGAAGGTGAAGGGAATTAACGTATATTCTCTCCTTAAGCAGTACACTATTCCAGCTGCTGGTTTGAAGTATGTAGAAGAATGGTTAGGTAGATATAAGACAGAATTGACTGAAGCTCTTGAGGGTGATCCTGACAGCGCTGAGGGTTATTCATATCTGACAAAACCAGGAATTCGTTCTCGTATTAAAGAGCTCACTAAAATGGAGGAGCAAATCTCTAAGTTCAGAGCTACTAATACTAATGCTCGAAAGCCACGAAAGAAGAAAGTTCAGAGCGCTGATCGACAAGTGAAGTCTCTCAACTACTTGACTGAGTCAGATGAATATGCTGTTACTTCTATGTCACCAGCAAATATCCCTGGAGCTAGGAAGCTATACGCATTCAATATTAAGTATCGACGATTGACTGTATTCGAATGTTCGTCCACTGAAGGATTTAGTGTGAAAGGAACCTCGATTAAAGGCTTCGATGAGAAGCTGAGTTACTCTATGTCACTTCGTAAACCTTCTGATATTATTAGCGCAGTCGTAACAAAGACTGATAAGCAACGAGACAAGATCATCGATGCTCTCACAACTAAACGTAAAGAAGCAAACGGTCGAATCAACGATCAAACACTCATCCTAAAGGTACTATAATGCGAAGCAAAGTAACAATCAAAATGTCTATCACGAGAGAACAATTAGCGCTGCAGACCGAGGTCCTCGTCCATAAGGATAAGATGTCGTATGCTGAAGCTATTTGCCATCTATGTGAAGAAAAACAAATCGATCCTGAGGATATGGCCAAGCTTGTAAAAGGTGCACTGAAGAGTAAACTTGAAGCAGAAGCAATGGACCGCAACATCATCAAGAGAACTACTTCATACTTATTTTAATGGATACTACTTTAAATAAGGCGGAAGCACAAATTGCATTAGATGCTATTCATATATGTATCGGCAGAGGTGATATTGAATGTTCCGATGAGGTGCTAGAATTAATCAATAAGATGGAAGAGATTATCAATCCAGCTCCTCCACCATACGTTAAACCAATCTATTATGATGTCAATGGTGAAGAGTGTTATCAATGCTTTGAGGATTGCCCTTGTATGGATTGTGTTTGTACACGTGAAGGCAATCCTATGGATGTCTAATCAATAGACCGCAATATCATCAAGAGAACTACTTTATACTTATTTTAATGACTGGCTTTCAAGCATATTCCCTATACAACTCAATTCGATTGCACTTTACGCAGCAAGGTTATAACGCATTCGCATATAACTTTAAGTCTAACGTAAAGATGCAGAGTTTTGAGAGGAGGAAAGATCGATACTTCTTTGAACGTATCTCGAAGAAGTTCACGAATGAGAAAGATTTGAAGATGTTCTTTGCTGATAACATTATGGCTGAGAACATGTGGATCGGTGAAATGGAAATGGAATCTCATACCACTCGAGATACCTATCGTCAATCAATGTTCTATAACTTCCAAAGAGAGACAAAACTAATCCGCGAAATAGCGTATAAATACAACCTTACCTTTGATGGAGTCTGTAAAGCAAACTCCGACAAAACCGATAACCTTCTACTTAATCTCTTTATGAGCCAACAGATTTCCCCAGAAACTGTAGCGATTATAGATCATTTCGTAAAGTTTATCAAAAGCCTGAAGAGTATACTCAACGATCCATTAGGTATTGTTAAAGGTACTCTTCTTACACTCGAAAAATACCAACAGTTCATTATTCCACTCATTGCCTCAGATGAAAACAAATACCGTAATCAATTGATTATGTTGTTTACAAATGAGCCTAATCAGTATAATATAGAGTTTGTTGGTAGCAATAATACAACGCAATACTAAAATACAACGCAATACTAAAAATAATATGTCATTCGAACAACTAAAACAAAATCGCTCAGCAGCGATCAATAAACTAATTAACGCAGCAGCGAAAGATACCGAAAAGAAATCATACGGTGACGATCGCTTCTGGACACCAACCGTTGACAAAGCTGGAAATGGTTATGCGATCATTCGCTTCCTTCCAGCAGGCAAAGGTGAAGATCTTCCATGGATCAAATATTGGGATCATGGTTTCAAGGGTCCAACTGGTCGTTGGTATATCGAAAACTCTCTCACCTCTATTGGTCAAAACGATCCAGTCAGTGAGATGAATACACAGCTATGGAACTCTGGTCGAGAAGAAGACAAGGAAACTGCACGTATGCGTAAGCGTCGTCTGCACCATGTCTCTAACATCCTCGTTGTTTCTGACTCTGCTAACCCACAAAATGAAGGTAAAGTATTCCTTTATAAGTACGGTAAGAAGATCATGGACAAGGTAATGGATGTTATGCAACCACAGTTCCAAGATGAGAAGCCAGTTAATCCATTCGATTTCTGGGGTGGAGCAAACTTCAAACTGAAGATTCGCAACTTCGAAGGCTATCGTAACTATGATAAGTCTGAATTCGATTCTCAAACAGAATTGTTCGGTGGTGAAGAAGCAAAGTTAGAAGCGATTTATGAGAAGCTTAATGGACTGAATGAGTTCATTAACCAAGAAAGTTATAAGTCGTACGCTGACCTAAAGAAGAAGCTATACGAAGTTC